ATCATCTGCCAGTTAAACGCAGGTACTCCAGCCCAGTTCATGTTGATGTTTCCGATGTCATCGAAAGCTCGGCTGATTCGGTTCATCGTAGAGTTATTGGGTTTTGCCCATTTCCTCTTCTTCTTGTTGGTTGTAAGGTCCCTCCGTCCATTTTTGGACCACTGAAACCACCAGGGCATGCGCCCGTTAGGTCCGCCTGTAGCTTTGTTAATGCGTTTTTCGACCTCCGGATAGTTTGTATACTCGTTGACTGCTCCCGTTTTTGCACCCATTTGTGCTTCATGTTTCCATGAAGATTAGACTATATCATCATCCTGCTTTATGCAGGAGCACGGCACTTCCACGCTGAAATTTCATCAGTCGTGTACTCTCATACGAGATAGTCGTTTGACCTTCATCAAAGATGCTTGGCACAGGATTGGCATGCAGATATTTATCAAGAATCTGGACCGTTCTTTCTTCGACATTTTCTTTATACCAGATTTCTTCGAGAATGATGTTATGTTTTTTGCAAAAATCTTTTTTGATTTGATCGTTCTGCTTATTTTCAGAATTGACATGACTAATTCCTTGTTCTTCAATTATGCATCTTAAGTTTCGATCTTGTCCGAATATTGCAAAATCAAACCACATACGATTATTGTTTTTATTAACAAGGCCCAGAAAATTAACTTGAACTGCATAGAGAACATTGTTTTCTCGAAGTATTTTTTCTATTTCAGCTTCTCTTTTCTTAATCATACAGCCACAAGATGAAACGTCTCCGCTTCTCAAGTAGTCTGCCCTTTGTTCGAACAATACTCCGCATAGGAGACATTTACACAAATATGTTGGCGTAGATGTCTTTTCATTTCTCTTTAATATGCCAATTCTTTCAATAATTTCTATGTTTCCAATAATTTGTCCAGATAAATCTTTGAATCTCCGCTCGGATCTTTTTTCTTGGTTAAGACATCCGCAGCTCTTTGTTCCACCTGTAGTCAGTTCGTTAGATAATACAATTGTTTTGTTTCCACAGTCACACGTACAATTCCATAATGGACGCTTTTTCCCGTTTGGGTACGTATGATATCCAGCAAAACCATCGACATACAATCTGTTAAATTTCTGACCTGTTAAATCACGAAATCTCATAACATCATCCTCCTTTCTTTTCTGTTTAGCTTTCCCCTGTTAGCCGCGTAATTAACTTCCATTTCCTGAAGCTACTATATCGTTTACGCGACACCTGGCATTTACCAGTTCACCGTGTTTTTCTATACAAATTACTCTGTATAGCGACTGTGCTGTTAATCGATTCTTAGGTTATTTATGTAGGCTAGCAGTGCAGCGGCTTCTCTATCCGGGTCGTCTCTGTTCCAAAGCCGAGTAAGCATATTGCTTATTTCGCCTATGTTTGAGAACTGATGAGCTCGCTTCAAGCCATTAAATATTGATTCCTTTGAGACAATTTCGCTTGGAGCTTTATTCGCATCATAAAACAACGGGATAACATCGAATTCTTTGAGGTTTCTTTTTGCTACGTCAATAATAGTTGGATCTGCTATTACGTTAAGCTGATCTCCGTCAACCATTTGTACCCTCGGTTTCCCGATATTTAATAGGGGATTAGACTATTTCATTACGTGGATATCCACGTACACAGCGCTTCCACGCCGGATTTTCACCGGATCGTGTACTCTCTACCGAGATAGTCGTTACACTTTTTCAGACATAAAGCTCCCGTCGATATATCTTCCATTTTGTTTGCCGGGTCTGCCTTGCTTTATTTTTGCAATATCTGGATGCTCTTTATAGAACTGACTAAGTTTATGGTTGCTGTAGTTTGGATTATTAGGCCCAGTCATGTCTGGTTTATTACAAACACTTCTGCGCACATTATCCAAACGGGTAATCCATTGTAAATTTTCAATAGAATAGTCAGCCCTATCAAAATTAATATGGTCAACTTCTGGTAAGTTATCTGGATTTGGTATAAATGCAACAGCCATTAACCTATGCACAGGAGGAGTTCTCCATCCTTTGCTCGTATTGATAGTTATTCTGGGATATCCATCTCTGCTGTAGTGTATTTTTCTTATTTTACCATTCCAGATAAATGTACCATTTGTGTTGACAATTATTTTTTCACCCATATATTCAATTTCTTTTTCCATAGCTTCACCTTCTTTCTGAAGCTATATGTCTGAACTTAGCACGATCGTTAGCATGCCTTTCGGTTTAGCTTTCGCCGTTAGCCCTTTCGGACACCCCAGATTTCTGGGTTCACTGTGTTTTAATTCGACCGTTGATCGAACTGCAATATCCTTGAGACAAGACAATGCATAGACGTAACAATACCATCAGATGGAAACCATTTGTAGACATCAGGATCTTTACAGACTTTCGCAATAAAATGCTCAAAATACAAGTGTGGAGAACGAAGAACGTCCACTTCTTCATAAGAAAGAAATGGACTGCAGACAACTTCTTCTTTTTTGACTATTCCTTTTGGCTTCTTAGTTCCCAGGAAATGTCTTTCGCATACTCCATACCAGTCTGGGATAACATACAGCCGCTTATTCCTGCATTTGATTGCGCCGGACTTTGCATCGAAAACCATTCTCTTTTTGATGTCTTTCAGCTGAGACTTACTGTAACCATCTCGAAGCAGTTCCGGATATAATGCCAGTGCCGCTTTGTCTTTCATAGGAGAATCTTCTCTTGCTTTCAACGTTTCCAACATACTTTTGGAGTTTCTGGCAAGATCAAGAATTTTTCTATGCGTTTTGGCGGTATATGTCCTGATTTCATCGTCTGTAAAGTCAGTAAGTGATTGTGTAAACTGATAATTAAATGATTTATCTGGAGGATAATCTTCTTCAAATTGAGCAATAGAGAACTTACAGCCGCATCTTTTAAACGCATCTTTATATTCTTCCCAACTTGAATAGAACTTCGCCATCTTAAACTGAGACTCGTGAAAGATGATCTGAATATCATCGTTGACAAGATGATAACGTTTTCCCCAGAAATCGATAATTACCGGTTCGATTCCCTTTTCCTTACAGAATCGTATATAATCAAAGGGAGACAAAAGACCTTTAAAGTAATTACTTCTAAACATAAAGTTCTTATTTTTCAGGTCTGATGGAACGATATTTGCATTTGGCAAATACATTCCTGCTCCATCTGTATGTTTGATTAAAACAGTTCTTACGCCATCTTCTGTTGTATAATCAGGCTTAATATACAACATGCGATCTGTTACTTCAGATTCGACGTCTGGAACAACAATAGCCTTATCAATATCGAACTCAGGCCATGGAATTGTTGCTGAAAAACACAGACTGAGGTAAGCAAGAAGCTTATTCACGTTCACGCCTTTTTTCGCATTTAAAGTATCCCAATCCAAGCCGCATTCAATACGATCTTTAAGTTTTTCCCAGACGTCCTCTGAAAGAAAGCTTAAACGATCTGTTCTCAACTGTCCTGCAGAGCTGCTGAAGTATCTGTACTTCTTTTCTACAACCTTTCCATCCACAAGAAGGTCCATTGTGAAACCATCGATCACCAATTGTTCGAGAAGATCAATGTTCTTCCATTTTACAATGATCTTATCAAACGTGTGATCATTTGGTTTTAATCCCATTGCTCTCGACATATCAGATTCAAATTCTGCAATCTTTTTGGAGAGCTTGAGATTACGCCATGTTACACCCGGAGGTAAATCTCCATCGTGATAGATGATGGACTCCGGCCGCACTTTTCTTGGCCTTCCTTTGTGCTTCTGGATCAGATTTGTTAACTGATGTGACGCTATTTTCTTTTGAGCAATAAGCTCTTTCTTTTTCACAACGTCAGCAGGGTCTTCACTTTGATCCAATCTGTTGATCTCGTTTACAAAAGCGATGATCTCCATGTATTTGTCGTACTCTTCGTTTGTGAACATGTCGTTCGCATTCAAACTGATCAGTCTGATCTGATTTTTCAGATAGCTTTTATCCGACATATTTTTCTCCTTTATTTCAGTTCATCTTCGCGTATATACATCACTTGGCTTATCTATGGATCTGCGAGACTGATGCCATGAGCCTGGATTTTTCACATCCTTTCCGCGATAAGATTGAAAACGCCGGAGAAGGCGTTTACGTCAAACCCGAGGAGATGATCGTCGCGTCAGCGACGACTTATTTCTTTTTCAGAAGATATTCATTACTGACAACTTTCATGGAGAGAGGGCCGCCTATTGTTTCGTTATAAACAGGATCCACCGGACGAATAACGATTCCTTCCTTCGGGCCGCCGGATTCGTATGTACCAGTTGCACGTTCCAGAAGGGATTTTATTGTCGGATATCGTGACGGCAGGTCAACATCCGTTTCCTCGAACGGTACGTGCGGAAGACTCAGTTCTTTGCAAACTTCCAGAAGTTTCTCCGCTCCTACACGCTGACCGTTAATTCGAACTGTAAAGACATACCATTCAGGTTTCGTTAACCGTAAAGGATTCTTTTGTATTCCCGGCGCGCAAAATTCTCCCTGCACTGTTAATGTCTTTAAATTATATTTATTGTAGTATTTTTGCATGGCTTCATCGTATCCCCATGCCTTTACGAATTCGTAGAACGAGCTCGATCCGTCATCTTTGTATTCGTAGTTGTGCCCGCATACATGGAATCCATCTTCGTCGATACAAAGAGACTGCGATGACCCATCCATTTTTGTCGAGATATAGTAAGGAAGATCCTTAAATGCTTCAACATATTCCGGAAAGTTTTGTACGCGAATTTCATCTGTATGAGGAACATCTAACGGCAGTTTGCCAACAACTGTGCCTCCAGTCGTTGCGCGTTCTTCTATTTCCCACTTTCTGACCCCAAGAAGATTTGTTACATCCTGCTTAACTTCCGGAGAAACGATTTCAGGAAACATTGAAAGCGGTAAAAATAATCCTTGGCTTATCTGTCCTTTGAACTTCATGGTTTTTAAGCGAAAACCTTCACCCATAATATCTGTTTTTTTATAACTGGATGCTCTTAAAAATTCATACCTGTCATCGATCGGTAAAAAAGAGTCGATCTCGAAATATACTCCGAGATCGCCTTCTTTAAACTGTCCTTTGTTGATAACACATTTCCAGCCTTCAATACTTCCACATTCAATTCTGTCGGCGCCTTCGATCGGCTCAATTTTCCAGATTTTCTGAACACTTGCAAGTTTTCTCATTCTTCCTTAATTCCTTTCTTATTCAATTGTTTGTAGATAGGTAATATTCGGATCGGACAGATTCGAACTGCCAACTCAGAGTGGATCATCCACCGTTGTTTTCTCCGTTAAACTACGACCCGTGGCGAAAGGGGAGGGATTCGAACCCTCGGAGCCTTAACAACTCGATGGTTTTCAAGACCATAGCCTTCAGCCTCTCGGCCACCCTTTCAAAAGTGGAGCATACGAGCTTCGATCTCGTCACCTCGTGCTTGCAAAGCACGTGCTCTACCGAATGAGCTAATGCCCCATAAAGCTGCAGTATCACCCGCTGCAGCATCGGTGCGCATACTAACCTCTCTTACAGCGCACAGGCAAACTTTTAGGCTTACGACGGTTGGTTAATCCGAAAGCTAAACAGTTTGTCCTGTACGCGGAGTAACCTTTGCGCTGAGAACCACTCTGTTATGCAGCCCAGGTTCGATTCGAACGAACGAATGACTGGTTCAAAGCCAGTTGCGATAACCCCTACGCCACTGGGCTATGTTGATGTAGAGGCAAATAGCGCCTCCACTATATACATTTTTTAAAGTTTATTTTTCAGTAGTTTTGTCGTACTTTTCCAGTTCTATTCTGCCGCCAACCATCCGGCCGCGATAATCTTCGATCGGTTCGTCGCGCCAGTCGTACACGTGCACTTTGCATTCCGGCGTTTCATCATACTGATCGACTTCCAGCAATACTTCTACGAGCTTTTCCTTATTCTTTCCGACAAGGCTTACCCATACACCAGGATAATCCTTCCATCCGGATTCGTTTACGACGATTCTCCCGAGTTTTGTGATTACCTGTTTCATTTTCTTTTTCTCCATTACGTCTTTTTTCGAAAAGCCCCTATTCTCCATTACGTCTTTTTTCGAAAGGTCACAATTTCAAAGAGCGACTAGCGTTCGCCTCTCCATTTGGTTTCTGGCGTTTCCAGGACTCGTTCATAACTTACTCCTTAAATAATGCTTCTTCTTGTTCCTGATTTCCAGATACAGTTTATTCCCATTTTAACCTTTTTCCACAGTTGTCACAGTAGTTGCATCCCCAACTTTGTATCCATCCGCAAGAACCACAATGCGGTACACCGTCTTCGTCTTCATGACTCGGAACAGGATCTATCTTAGATTGATACTCTTTTAACCATTCGACAGCATTTACAATTTCATCAACGCGAACATAGTCAATATACTTGTTTACGACTCCCGAACGTCGCTCAAGATCGATTATGGTTTTATCCAAACTTGTTCGTTTCATTTAAATTACTCTTTTCTTTTTATTTAAGATGAAAGCCAGGACTATAAGAGATTCAGCGTATCCAACAAGAAGCAAACCAGAAAACAACTTAAGCAGAACGCTGCCACAATAAGAATCACAAGAACAACGATAACAAGAATATCAATGAATTTATCCACGGTAAACCCTCCTAATATCTATTATTCATCAATCACCATGCTGCAACCGACTAATGAGCAATCACTGCATTTGCCATTGTGTACCTTTCTGCTATCATAGCTGACAATATAACTGCACACTCCAGTTTTGCTGTAATCGATCCCATCGAAATCATACATGAAATATCCCCACAATTCCAAATTGCCGGTTTCTTCATTCCAGAAGAGTTCGGTTTTCATCAGATATCCGCATGGAATATAACATTCGGATCCAAGCTTTTTGGTGAGCCGTTTTCCTTCATTTGAATCCTCATGCATTTTTCGAATTGCCTCTTCGGTGAATCGAACGCCACTTCCATCCTGATCTCCGGAATGCACGATTAAGGCTTTCATCATCTTCACTTCTTTATTCATTGTCTTGCACCTTATCCATATCGTAGTCGATCAGCGTTACTTCTCTGCCGCAATGCGAACAATAACACGTGTCGTCTTTCGACATCATCCAACGACATCCACATGTTGTGCATTTAAACGGTGAGCCGTGCCACTCTTCTTCGAAAGTTGATATAAGAACCTTCTAAGATTCCTGGTCTTTCAGTAAGAGCAGAAGATCGTCTTTTAGTACGTCACAACATCGAATATTAGGTTGATTGTATTCGTATTTTTCTCCGTTGAGGCTGTACGGGCAATCTTTACATAACGAAAATACATCTTTATCAAAACTACAACATTCCAGTCCCTTTCTTGTTCTGGCTCGAAACCACTTATAAAGTTTATCCATCTTATCTCCTTTTCTTATAGAGCAGTTCATTTACATAGCCTTTCTTTTGTATGGAGCACTACAGGCAGCACAGCTATGAAACCAAAATAGCCGACCATAAAACGATTATTTGAATCATGTGAATAAGCTGATCAATAATCAGATTTATACTACGCTTATTTGCCTTTTCATTATCAATATAAGTATGAAGTATGGCGTTTATAATGATAAAGATACACATCATAAAGTATTTATTACTGATCAATAAAGTCGGTATAGTAATCATAAAACTCCAGGAAAATGCATGCATAATCAAGGCTACGATATAATCATAGCGATACATTTTATCCGGAGCATTTTCTTCCCACCATTTCTTTTGTTTCATTTTTGCAAGAATACCCTGCAAATAATAATCATCCACAATGTGAGCGAATACCATCGCAAATAGAATTAATAGTTTCATAGTTCAACCTTCTTTAGACTTCTATTTAAAGTCCGTTTTAAGTTAGAATTAGTCGGGTTGATTCATTATCCAACCTTCCCGTGCATATACCCGTTTCCCACATTTTGGGCAGTGCTCTCGCTGATTGTTTTTGAGGTCACTTTGAAAACGTTGGCTTGCAGGATTATACCAACCTGTTTCATCACCGCAGTAAGGGCAGCGAGTATATCCGAAACCGTAGTGATAAACATCTTTTCATCTTTTCTGTTCTTCATTCATACATCCACCATTTAAACTCCTATTTAGGTTATTTGACAGCAATGCTCAATACGACCTTCTTACCGTCTTTCCGTGACCACTCATAACCAAACCAATCTTGCTTATTTTGATTTGCTTGATTGATGAGATGATCTCGCACAGCACAGATTGCCTCATCTGTTACAATCGAACGGTTACGCCACGATTTGCCGTCTTTCGCCAATACGCCAGCATAGATTTCGCCTGTTATCTCGCCAGCACCAACATAATAATCAGCCATTATATACTCCTATTTAAATCCGAATAATTGCGTTATTTTTACCACATTGACAAACCATATTATCTGTAAACTTTCTTCCGCAAAAAGGGCAATTTAACAATGAAATATACTCGATCACATCTCCTGTTTTATCACCAGAAGATACGATTAAATGATGTACGCCTGACGTATCTGTGTACTCCTCTAAAACCTCATTCATACGTTAAAACTCCTATTTTATTCTATAACTTCTGTTTCAATGCTGATTACTTCGTAATAGTTCGACGTACAATTAATCTCCTGTTCTAAATCGTGTTTGATAAACTCATCGTCCATGTTAATTTCGTCATCCGATTCAACTTCAAGAACGACTGTTACTCGCTTTTTCATTTCCGCTCCTCTTTGATTGACTTCCTTTAACGGACAATACTTTGGTCTTTCATCCCCGTCTTCCACTGGCTCTTCAGTTGGTTTTCTTAAACATCCAGTAGATTGATTATCTATCCGAAAATGAAATACACATTGACAACACTGTGCTGGCATTTGCATATCTGTTATGATTACTGCCATAATTATTACTCCTTACTTCAATACATACAACCATCTTTATCGGGCTGAGTTTTTTCGGCCTTGGTACCGTCAATAGATTCAAGCTGGGCTTCAATATCACGAGCTTTTCTCTTAAGTTTTACGATCTCGCTTTCATGTCGTGATATTTCTGTCAAAATTTGAGCGTAGTCATTCCGAAACTTCTGCTCATCCGTCAAAATATCAAGCCAGTAATCCATTCTCGACCATCCGCCATGAGCAGTTGCTTTCTTAATTCGAGCATTAAGAAGATCAGTATCAAAGTTGCCGGAAACAATCTTGTCATTTTCATAATAGATATTAGAGCTATTATGACAATCACAAATGTTGATAAAACCCCATTCCCTCTGTTTCAGGACTTCGTCAATGAACTCCTGAACGGTGCACTCACGATGGAATGTAACATCATAAGGAGCTGTGCAGTCACCAGCTGTGGGTCCCGCTTCCCGCAAATCAAACAGTTTCATTATTAATCATCCTTTCTTGCAGACAACGACAAACGGTTATTAAATGGAACCGACCCCGGCATTTCAATACTTGTAAAATATTCTCCACAGTACGGACAACGTGTTGGGCTAATACTGTAATCTTTGTAAGATAGAATGAGTGAATTGTAGCCCTCTATTGGGATTGTATGTTCTTCGTATGCGATCAGATCATGAATCTGATGATTACAATTACTGCAAACGGGTCTGAACAATATTTCGGCCATATGCTTTAATCTTCCTCGATATCATGCTTGTAAGTTCGATCAGTTCCACTCTCCAAACCGCGAACATGTTCGATCTCAATTTCCTTTGTGTTTCGATCTGAATATGCATTAACCAAATATTTTTCAGCCATTTCCAATGCACACGTGGGACAGCACGCATCATAATATTCATAACTTTCAATACTATCATTGCCCCAGTCGTGATGATGGGTTGTTATGAGAAAATAATTATACTGATTGCCGAGACCGGTTTTACGACTAATGGTAATCTCTTTTCCGCAATTGTCACAGATCCTTTTAACTGTGACCTCTTCCTGAACGACTTTTGTTATCTCTTTTGTTTCCACTACTCTCATATAGAAATTTTATCCTCCTGTTTAAACAATATATGAGCGGGCGAGGATTTGCACCTCGCAGGTTCAGGGTTTCCCCTTGCCGGTATTTCCATGTCCGACTGACCATGGCTCCGTTCGCGATCGGAGCGTTGGACAGACCTGTTCGTGTTTTCTGTGTCTACCTTTTCCACCACCGCTCTTAGCAGACCAAGCCTTCTCCAAACAGTCTGCTATGATCCACGCCGTCCGTTACTAAAGGCCACGCACTATGGCTGTCACAAGGTGGATCGTCCCTATTAACTAAGCGGGTAAGGATTTGTACTTCATATAACAGACTGCGCACCTTTCGGCTGCTCCATCTGTCTCGTGTTCGGCTCTGCCTAGTGTCTACCTATTCCGCAACCGCATATTATTATTTGCTGATCAAATCTTTAAACAGTTTTACCTGAAGCTCACTCACATTGGATATCCCGAGCTTTTCAATACCGGACATATCAACGCCGCTATACGATTCTATTTTCTCTTTGATGCGCTGCTCGCACTCAAAGCATTTTTCGTTATAAAAAGGCATATTCTGAAGCATTTTCGCTTTCAGAGCTTTACTTCTCTCGACTTCTGTCAGCGACAGAATGTCGCTCTGAAGGTCGTAGTAGTTGCCTACCATACATTTCATGCGGAGAAGATGCGAATATCTTTTGCCAGGAGAGATGTTTCGCTTTGTCAGCTGATGTGCCATCCCTCCGATAGCCGCCATCATATGCTTTGTGTTGCACCGGAGAGTTTCAGGCGTGATATAAGCATTGAAAAGATCCGCATACTCCGGTTCAACGATGCGGTATTTAGTCGCAAACCACTCAACACTGTTCGGTGATGTCTTTTTCAGCAGATTCAGAGCAAGCCGGATATCTTTAATGTTGATGTGACCATATTCATCTTCTATCATTGTACTTACCGGTTCCTTGAGCATCGCCATATCAGCCAGAGACGGCAGCACGAATGTGAAGGTATCATAATCACTGCTTTCCGTATCAAGCCTGTAATTCTGGCTTCCGCAAAGGACCGTCATAACCGCATGGTATTTTTCTTTTACTTTGTCATGGTGAGTATGAAGCGCTTCATGAATCTTTCGTTCTCTTTCTTCTTCAGTCATAGCTCTCCTCCGGCGGTTTAATTCTGGCGTAGATGTCGCAGTAAGTGGAGTCGAATGCATCATCGACCTTGCAGATGAACCATGGCTGACTCTTAACCTTTTTACCATAGTAAGGCCAGTTCCCTCCACCAATGCGGGCATGGATGTAGAGAATATCAGGACAGCCACAATAACGGTTGAATATGGCGTATTGTGTGTATGTACGGCGGGTGACTCTTTTAACGACATATTTGAATGCCTTACGCTTTTTACCATGAATGCGGTCCCATTTGACATCGACTGGCATATAGCTGTCTTTACTATATATCAAGTATTTTCTTTTGAGACGACGAGTTCTCTCTGATATGTCATAACAGAAGGCATTGAGTCGGAAGCCTGATTCACAGAGTAATTCGCATTCACACATGGCGTGATCATGAGCAATGCTGGCAATATCATCAGGAGATACTAATTCTTCCTGGCTCATCAGTCTAAGACCTCTGAGTCGAGGAACATCAATTCCATTGCATGTCATAATGGCATTAAGTTTATCAATTTGCGCGTATGCTCCTAAATCCATAATTTTCTCCTTTTTAAGGTGTGTTTTACTGATTGAGCTAGTGAGGATTTGCACCTCACATGATAGTCTTTTCGCAGATGTAGGGTCGCATGACAAGTATTCTTATACTTAGTCCTTATTTTCAACGGGTAACGTTACTTCCCGTTTCGTGACTATCTCCCTCTAGCGCGTCTACCTATTCCGCCATAGCTCCATTTATTAAATATGCTGTACAGCAATACATCGGCTGCTGCCTCTTTGCTTGGGTTTCATCCCATCCCACACTTGCGCAGGCGGTTCATCACCCTTGTCCCTTACTGGCCATTTAACCGTTATGCCGAGAAACGGCACCGATAGTGGCCTGTCCATTTGTCACCGGACAAGTGAGCCACTTTTGCTTTGTTATACAGCAATTTAATCTTTAAATCCTTCTTCGCCGTTGGTTAAATCATATAAGAGATGACCAAGTTCCGCTTTCATCGGTCATCCGCAAAGCTCTGGATGACTGGCTTGAGAAGCACAAGGATGATCGGCTTTGATCATGTTTTCAGCGGGTCTCTCCCGTAGATGTCTCCCGTGTCTGCGAGATTCTGGGCAAACTGTCCGAGCATC